GATTCATCACAATATCATATGTAAAACTACTTTTGCCTGAATTTGGAGTACCAGTTATAACAACAAACATGGGTTTAACGATTTTAAACAACGGATTTAAATTTGAATATCCTATGTTAAATTGTTTATGTGTTTTACCCTCGTATAAATCATTAACATCTTTATAAATATCTCTCGCTTGATAAATACCCTCTAATTTATTTGACATGATTTATTATTTGATATCTTAACATATCGAATGCCTTTGGACTCATAATTGCTTTTAAAGTCAAAGCAAATTGTTTACATTCTGCCATTGTTTTTTTATCTTGATTAATGATCTTCTCGACATTTGGTTTTTCTTCTGTTAAATGTTTCCATTCGTCAAAATCCATAATTTATCTCCTTTTTAAAATATATTTTAATTATAATAATACTATTTTAAATATAATTCAACCAGCTAACCAATTTTTATTTTTTCTTGTAGTTTGTGGAAATTCGTCTTCCCACCTTCCCTGATTCAACCATGTCGAAGGGTGGCAAATATATTTCGATTCTATTTCGATTACACTTTCCTTATATAATAATATACCTTTAATTAATTCATCTTCAGTTACATCTATTTTTTTATTATTGATGATCTTTGTATATATATCTTTTGTTTTCTTTTTTCCAATTTTTTTTGGACAATGATTCCAGAATACATCAAATAAAGTTGGCTTATTATTAATAGTGTTTTTAATAGTATTATGTAAAACTGGTTTACATTCGGAGTCAATATTATTTACATACCCTATGTTAAGCATATTTACATGGTAATTGTTATATACAAATTGACCATTAGCTTTTTTTATGATTGATATATAATTTTTTTTTCTTAATTCTTGGATATGTTTATTGACAGATACTCTTGAACATTGACATAGATCTGCCAGATGTTCTTGTGAAGGGTAACAATTACCTTCTTCATCTGCATAATTACAGATCATCAACAAAATAAGTTTTGAAATTGGACTCTCTGTCTTTTGTTTGACAGCCCATGCCATGGCTTGAAAGCTCATTTAATATAATCCGTAAAAATCGTTTGGTTTTACCTCTTTGTTGGTTGCTTTGTAAATCTTCTGCATATTCTCCCTTCTTGGAATTGCGTCATTATATCTGTAACTATTCATGGTTACATAATCAATACCAAGTTCTTTACACATTTTCGGCACCGATATTTTGTTTTTTTTGATATATTCCTTAAATTTCATAGATAACTCCTTTTTTTAGTTAATAATATACCATTATATTTAAAATGTAAATAATTCTTGATTTTGATTATATTATAATTATAATGGAGATATGGCAATTATAGATATAAGTAAATTTTTGTTTAAACCTGATGATGATTGGAAGGAATATTATCAATATATGACCGATATTGAAGAATATAGAACTTTCATTATTGATTATTTAAATAATCCAAATCCTCTAAATGAACTATATGAGGAACAAAAAGAACTTTGTATAATTGACTTACTTGATTTTTTGACAAATCAGTTTATCAGATGTGATAGATTCATTAAGATTAAAGAATCAGATCAATTAAAATTAATCAATTTACTAAATAGGAGATTACAATGAGCCAAGAAACACCAGCAGATAAATATCTGCAAGATATGACTACCCTTCATCTAACAGCATTAGTTGATGCAAGAACAGAAATTCATAATAAAATTAAAGATGAAAAATCTGAATTCAATCTAAATACTGATAAAAAAGGTTTATATGACCATTCATATATTTCATTGGAAAAATTATTTCAGGAAGTTGAACCGATTCTTTTAAAACATAATTTACTGTCTACTGTTACACAAGAACCAACAGAAGACCAACATGTATTGTTGGCAAGAATGAGAATTACACATTCTATTTCAAGGGGATATGAACAAGCATTTTTAAGAGTTCAGATTGAAAAACAAACAGCACAAGGTCTTCGTTCAGCATTGACCTATGCAACAAGGTCTTTATATATGCAATTATTAAGTTTACCGATTGAAAAAGATGATGACGGACACAACGCAAATAAAACTGCAAATGATAAAGAAGTAAGAGAATATCAACAAAGAAAAGAAATAAAAAATGGAACAATGCACACAAATTGATTTTATGTATTATGAAAAATATGATGTCTATACTCAACAAAGAGAATCTTGTTGGTTGTATAAAAGTGAGAATCTTATCGGTATAGAATATCGTATTTTTAAAAAATACCGACTTTTTTCTGTTTGGTTTTATGATAAAAATGGTGAATATTTTGATAGAGTAGGAAAAAGATTGGCAGTTTGTGATACAATTGAAGATGCAAAAAAAATGGTTTTTGTATATGAAAAAAAGAAAATAGAAGAAGATAATTATTTATATCAACGATAAGAGGTGAAAAATGGGCAATGGAACAGAACCAACGGTTTATCATGATGATGACCAAGAACTAGATAATAATAATCAACAAGGTGATAAAATTAGAGGAAGTAGTTTTGATCCTTTTGATACAGATCAACTTATTGCAACAGGTAAAATTGATAATGGAACTGAATTTGGTAATAAATTTGTTATTATTCAGCATACCAGTCAAAAAGGTAAACCCTACTTTCGTTTATATCAATCAGTTGGATTTGTAAATAAAAGTAAAGAAGAATCCAAAACAGATTGGTCTGGTGAGATTATGATTGATACACGAAAAGAAGAGGATATTGAAAAAGATAAATGTAAAATGTTCGGTTATAATGGACAAACAAAAACAGGTAAATTTGTCATAAACTGGGATATTGTACAAACTGATTTTAATGAGTATAATCAGGTTACAGAATTTGAAGAAAAGGCAAAGAACGAATTTGATGATGATATACCGTTTTAACCTTGAGGACTCGTTAATAAGACCTACGAGCATTTTCTCCCTGTTAATTACTATTCACTTCTCGTTAGCAGGGAGATTTTTTTGACTATTGAACTTCTACCAGATAAAGAATTCAGAAAACAATTACCACTCAATGATCCGACTTATGGAATTTGTAATGTTCAAGTCGAAGAAGAAGATTACTTGTTTGTGAATGAAGATATAAATAAATATAAAAAACCTATTATTGCTGATGTAAATGATTCTTTAGATCATATAAGAAAAGTAAAAGCATATACTATTCCAGCTCAAAATACATATACTGGTGATCTTTTAAGAAAAGTTATATTTATGATGAATCAGAACTTTAATTACAATATTGCAAGGTTAAATGAAATAATATATTGTGAATATCATATTGGTGATTTTTATAAAATGCACATGGATATAGGTTCAGGACAAAATTCACATAGAAAAATATCATTATCTTGGACTCTAAATCCAAATGAATTCAATGGTGGTAAATTATTATTTTATGATCCATATTCTAAAAATGACTGTGTTAATTATCCTGTTGATGAATTAACAATTTTAGGATTTACACCTTTTACATATCACGAGGTTACACCAGTAACAACTGGTATACGAAAATCAATTGTTGCATGGGCAGAGGGGACAGTATGGCGATAGAAAATTTTGGTAATAAAATAAATGAAAAATTTAATGAGCAGATTGACATCACATTAAAAAAAATAAATCAAGCAATTCAAACAGATGATGAAGACAATATTGATGTAGCATTTACACAAATATTAATACTTTCGAATCTTGTAAAAGCTAAATCTTTTTTTATCCAGATTCAAAAAGCAAACAAAGAAGAAAAAAAGGTTGAATTAAGCGACCAGAATAATCCAGAATAAACTTATAACAGATGCTTTTATAGCAAATTTAAGTAATTCTTTTCCGTTATCTTCAAAATAATTAAATGTTTTATCAAGTAATTTCATTATAAATACCTCACGATTTAAATTTACCAATACTCTTAAGGCCAAAACTCGCTCCGATACTAGCCAAAATTGACCACTGTAACCATTCAGGAAAAGTTGCTAAAAACTGAATACCTTTAGCTACATGTGGTTGTAAGTCTGGTATGAAGGCCGCAATTATTAAAATTATAAAACATGCAGTCCATGCTTCATCTTTCAGGCTGTCTTTAGTAGCATCAGCCATTGTGTTCTCCCACTCGACTTTACCTTCGGCAATCTTTTTCTTGACTGCTGTTTTTGCTTCAATCTCTGCAATTTTAAGATCAGATTTTGCTCTTTGTTTTTTTGCTGAATGTTCAAAATAACCACCAACTGCCTTTGATAAACCATTTACAATAAGTCCAATCATTTCATACTCCAATTAAATAATCCAAAAAGAATTGTTAAAATACTACCAACCCAAACTAATGCTTTTACAGCACCTTTACCCATATTAATATCTGCTTTAAGTTTAGAAATTTCTTGTGCATTTTTTTCAACATCAGCATGAATGTGATCTAGCTTTTCTTCAAGTCTTTTAAGGCACTCTGTTTCTTGATTTGTCATTTTATTGGCTTAATGGATTTTTATTAACGATATCATATAATTTTTTAAATTCTTTTTCTGCCCAAATTGTTATTGAACTTTCTGTATCATTGATTTTTTCATTGATAAGACTTGTTGTTTGTTCGATTGAATTTATTTGTGCTTCCAATTTTGCAATTCGTTCTTGTAATTGACTTGTATCTGTTTCTTGAAAATTGGCTATTGCATCAACATTATTTGATGCTATCTTTTCTGTAACCTCTAAACGTGAATAAAGGTTTGATGCTGTCCAGATTGAGCCAACGATCATTGGTGCTATTGTTAAGATTATCCCAAGCATCATTGCTGGTGTAATCTGTAATGTCTTGTTCATAAGATATAACCTCAACTAATTTTATAGTTTCAATAATTTTAATCGGTTCTTGAATTGTAAGCAAGGTATAAACAACAGGTATTTCTACATTTTTTGCTTTATTTTTTTCTATTTTTGGCTTTATTTTTGTTACATTCTGCTGTTTTTGTTGTTTTTTACTATCTTTTTTTGATTTTGATTCTTCTGGTTTTTTCTCGTTTGATTCTGCCAAATCTTCATCAACAGTTGTTTCAACCAACTGTTCTGACTCCTCTTTTGTATCTTCTGTATTTTCTTGTTCTGTAATATCTTCAATTTCAGTAATTTCTTCAATTTCAGTAACTTCTTCAATAACTTCAATATCTTCAACAACTGTCAATTCTTCAACAGTATTTATAACTGGTACATCTATTTCAGGGGTTTCTTGTATTTCAATAGATTCATTAATCTCTGGTATCTCATCAACAACTGCAACCTCAATTATTTCAATCTCTGGTAATTCTGGTATTTCTGGTATTTCCAGAATAACATCATTTAAAACAGAAGTTTCTAAATCAATTGAAGAAATAATTGAATTTTCTACTGTTTCAATTACTTCAATTTCTTCTATTGGTTCGGTAATAATACTTTGACTTTGAATAACTGGTTCTGGAATTACAGTTTCAGTTATATCCATACTTAAATTTATATTGTCTACAATCGGTGCATACCAACCTGACCAATTACCAGTATCAATTCCAGTTATAGAAAAATCAATATTTAAATTATCTGTTGTCCATGTATCAAGTGTTTGTGTTGATAGATCATAATTTTGTGTTCCGTCATTATAATCAAGTATTTGTTCAAGGTATAAAGTTTCTGTTTTTGATCCGTCATAAAGTTGAATTGTTGTTTGTACTTTGTCGTAATCTGTACCTTGTGAACACCATGTGCTTGAATTTGCCTCGTTATTACAACCTAATGCTGTAAAAGATACATTTATACCAGTTATATCGTAACCAGATTCAAGATTATTAATTGTTTGTGATATAGTTTTTCCTAGATTACTTGACCAACGAACTGATTTACATAAACCAGATGCATCAGTTCCACCAGCATAACAATTATTATCATGCTTTATTTTACTAGAATCTTCAAC